TCGACGTACAGGTTCACGCACCGTTGCGCGTTCGCAATGATGCTCTTGGCCTCGTAGGCGCCGAGTTTCAACGGGACTCGCATCAGGAATTGCTCCCAATGTAGAAGTCGCCGTAGATGTTGTACGTGCCAGGGCGGTTATTCAGTGCCGTGGGCATCGTCAGCCGCGGGATCTGCGTGTTGGCCTGCTCGATGATGCGCATCGATGCTTCGGCCTTCTTGGCGACGATCTCGTTTACCGGCAAGCCATACATCGGGTACAGCTCAAGCGTCAGATTCCACCAAAGCGCCGCCTTGTACTCGGGGGGCAGCACGATTTCATCCGCGATGGTCTCGAACTGCTGCAATTGCTGCATAACCGTGATGAAGATCTCGTACTGATTGTTCGGGATCGGCCACGGATACAGGTTCCCCAACGGGTTGCCACCGTCGTAGAACAGGTACTGCGGAAATGCATTCAGGTTCTTAATCGAAATCCGGTTGTAATCCTCGCGCGAACGCAGGATGGAGAACGGATAGTCGACCGGCAACGGCCCACCGCTCAGCTGGCGGAAGAAAGCCGATTCGATTTTGGCAGGGCGCGGGATGTCAAAATCGCCGCCAGGCCCCACCGTGTAGACTTCCTGGCCCGTCGCTTGAAGCGAGAACGAAACCAGTTGATAGACCATGTACCGACGGCGCTGCCACTGCGCCATCATCATGTTCAGCACGTTGAACGCGTCGTTCGTGTCTTCGGCAGACGCGGTTTGCCCTACCCCCAAAACGTTAGCCGTCTTGAGCGCAAGCTGGATGATGTCTCCAGGCGTAGTGGGCAGCGGCGAGGACATCTTAGGCCTTCGCCTCAGCGATCATCGCGCGCAACTTGTCTTCGCCAGTCTTGTGGTGCGGGTTCAGACCCAGCGCCTTAGCCTGGGCCAACAGCGAATCACGCTCGCTCGGTTCGGCTGGCACGCTAGGGGCGCTCAGTACAGCCTCTTCGTCAGCGTCATGCACCAGCATCTGCGAACCGTCCGCCAGCGTTACCCACTTGGGGAACTCATGGAAGACGTACGGCGGGGTGAAATCACGATTGTTCATGCTCGCTCCAATAAGGAGCTGGGGCCGAAGCCCCAGCCCGTCCTTACAGCACGTCGCCGACGATGCACGCCCACTCAGGGCGAATCGCCTTGTAGCCGTACAGGATGTCCAGACGCGTGATGAGCGAGTCAGACATGATGTCGTAGGACTCAATCATCCGCATGGACACGCCGTCGAACTGAGCGCGCGCGGCTTGCACCACACCAGCAGTCGGCATTTCCAGGTCGGCCGTGGCCATCGTGAACGCTTCGGGGTAGAACGCCAGGTTCTGGCGGTACTGCGAACCAGCCGTTGCCACCAGAGAGATGACAGCCGAGTTGGCAGGCGATGCCGTCACGGTGTTGTACGCAGCAGGCGCCGCGACAATGGCCGGGTAGATCGGGATCGACGTAGCGCCCGTCAGTACATTGGCCGTCACGACAAACTGGCGCAGCTCGCCCTGATCTTCACCGGTCAGGCGGTTGATGGCGTTCACACCTGCAATGGTGATGATGTCGCCCTTGTTCAGCGTGCCGGTGATGGCGTTGGTTACCAGCGTGTTGCCGGTTTGCGAAGCGCCATTGACGGTGCCAGCGGTGAACGAGCCGACCGTATGAACCTTGGTCGTCTGGTCGTACATCCAGTCGAAGCCCAGCGTGTCTTTGGTGATGATGCCGGTTTCGTACTGGCCGCTGATCTTCTGCTGCGGGTTGAACAGGCCAGCCAAGGAGCCGACCGTACGCGCTTGCGTGCGGGGGTCCAGGATGATGGCGCGGTCCATGCGCGGCGACAGATTGAAGTCCAGCTTTGCGCCAGCATCAAGCCAGGTCGTCGCGTCCGGGCTGACCATGTTGCCGCCGCTGGTCTTGAACACCAGGTTGGCGGATTCGTTGGCCATGTTCATCAGGTCGCCAGCCACGGCAGCGGCCAGACGGTTGACGGCGGGGGCCAGGATGCGCTCGCTGAAGTCGTCCAGGCTCATGGTCTTCTCGGCGGTGCCGAACGAGACGGGGACGTTCTTCTGGGTGGCAACGGTGAGCGACGTGTTCTGCTCGTTCGTACCCTGCGGGGTGATCGCCGGGCCGTTGTTCACGACATAGTCGTTCGGCAGGCGGATGCGCAGAGTGTTGCCGATCTTGGCGCCGCTGCGGGCGAATTGGTCGTCGTACTGACGGTTGACGGTGCGCATGAAGGCGTTGGTCTGCGTGAACAGACGCACCGCCTCATTCGTGATCATGTCGATGGTAAGCAGGCTATTAGCCATGATGGAAAGTCTCCAAAGGACGAAGAAAGTTCGTGATTGCTCACGCTCTGTCTCTGCCCTCGGGAGACTTTTCCGGGCCTACCGGCGATAGGTCGCCTAACCTGAACCCCTGACGGGTCGCACTACCCCCAAGATGCCTTGGGTAAGTGGATTCTGATACGGCTACCTATTCGAAATCTCGACTATCTGCGCCGAGCGGTCTTATTGCGGTGTTCAAACCACTCTTGCGTACCCAGCTTGGGCGCTCCATCAGCGCTGACAACGCCATCAATCGGCGTGATTGGTGCTGGCGCCTTCGAAACAGCACGAGCCACCTCTTTTGCAGCCTTGGGCGCCAGCTGTGCCAACTCGATAGCCATCTGAACCGGCGCCAAGCCGCCAATACGCACGGCTTCG